GGAGGTCACTGAGGTTCGGGTGGATGACGACCTTGACCGGACGTTCTCGAAGACGCTGCTGTCTATCGACTGGGCTGCGGAGCCGGTGAACTCGGTCACTTACGGTCTGACGCTGCCGTTCACTCGCCTTCGGTCGTATGAGGACGGCTACTGGCCGGTGTGGCGCGGTCAGCCGACCGTCCGCGTGTACGCCCGCTACGGGTGGCCCGCCATCCCTGATCCGGTGCGGGAGGCGACCATTCTTCAGGCGTCACGCCTGTTCAGCCGTCTGGACGCTCCGCTCGGCGTGGCAGGCTTTGGCGACATGGGCGCTATGCGAGTATCGCGCTTTGTAGATCCTGACGTGGAGATGCTTCTCGCCCCGTACCGGCGGATTCGCATCACATGAGCAGCATGACCGCGCTACGAGACGGCATCGCCACCCGACTTGCCACGGTAAACGGGCTGCGCGTCTCCGCAACCTATCTTGACGCGCCCCGCCCTCCCGTGGCGATGGTTCTTCCCGACCGGATCGACTATGACCTTGACGGCAGCCGGGGGGCCGACCAGTTCTTCTTTACCGTGTCGCTCCTTGTCGGCCGTGCCGATGACCGTGCCGCCCAGCGAAACATTGACGACTATGTGGTCGGGACCAACTCGGTGAAGAAGGCTATTGAGGATGATCGGACGTTGGGGGGAGCTGCGGATACCTGCCGGGTGACGGAGATGCGGAACTACGGGCAGGTCAGCGTGGGGGACGTGGTGTATCTTGGTGTCGAGTTTGAGGTGGAGGTAGTCGCATGATGTACCGTGTTGTTTCTAAGCGGATGGCGTTCCCCGAGGGGTCGCTTGTGACCGCCGAAGACCTCGGTGGTAACATGAGCGTGCTTCTCGCCGGAGGCAAGGTTGTTCCGGTGGAAGACGCACCGAAGAAGACGACCAAGAAGGTTCAACAGCCGGAGCCTGTCCCGGCGCTAGAGGACGACAAGGCTGAACAGCCGGAGGAGCAGGAATAATGGCACGCATCGTTCTTACGGACGCCTACATCAGCATCGCGGGCGAGGACTTCTCGGACTACATCGCGTCGATTGAGTTCAACGACGAGGCCGAGGAGGTCGAGACGACGGCGTTCGGTCAGACCGGGCGCACCCGTGTCGGCGGACTCCGCGACCAGTCGGTGGCTCTCGACTTCCACCAGAACTTCAACCCGTCCGAGATTGACGCGACCATCTCGCCGCTCGTCGGCGGCACGGCCGCTATCGTGATCGGCCCGAAGGGTTCTGCGGTCGGCACGGCGAACCCGCACTTCACCGGCTCGGTTCTCATCACCGAGTGGGGCTGGGGCGGAGGCGTCGGCGAGCTGGCGACGAAGTCGGTCACTTGGCCGGTGGACGGCGTTCTTACCCGTGGTACCGCCTGATAACCCAACTGAATAGGAGTCAAGGGCATGTTTGCTGTCACCCTGCGTGTCGAAACGACTGATGGCGAAGGGGAGTACCCCGTTACCCCTCGTGTCGTTGTCCAGTTCGAGCGCGAGTTCCAGACGGGACTTGGACGTGCTTTCCAGACGGACCAGAAGGCGGAGCACATCTACTGGCTGGCTTGGAAGGCGTCCGGGTCGAAGAAGGGCTTCGACGCTTGGCTGGACACGGTGGTCGATGTTCAGATCATCGAGGGCAACGAACTCCCTTTGTCCGAGACTCCATGACGATGCTGGTGGCGTCCGTTGCCGTGGCGACGGGCATCCCACCACAGTTCATCATGGAGGACAGCCACATGCTGAAGGCGCTGCTGGCGGTCCTGCACGAACGGGACAAGCAGGCGCGCCGTGGCAAGACCTAAACCGGGTGTTCGTGTTGTAGGCCAACGCGAGTTTCAGAAGATTCTTCGTGGCCTTGGCGACGATGCTGTCAACGACATCAAGCGTGCGCACGCTGCCGCCGCGAAGATCGTTGAGGGTGAGGCGAAGACGCTCGCGCCGACACACGGCACCCGGTCGGTCATTTCCGGCACCCCGTACTGGCGGACCCCTCCGCACTCCGCAGGCCAGTTGCGCAACTCGATCCGGTCGTCGGGTCAGCGGCGCGGAGGTTTCGTGCGGGCCGGTCGGAAGCTCGTGCCGTATGCGGGTCCTATCCACTTCGGCTGGCCCTCCCGTCCGAACCCGGCGAAGGGCTGGCAGGGTGGGCCGATCCGGCCTAACCCGTTCCTTTTCGACGCGCTTGACAAGCGTCGTGAGGAAGTTGCTAACGCCTTTGCTCGGTACATTGACGACATTCGTCGTAACCGTGGAATCTGAGGTGACGCATGGCAGGTAGAAAGACCAGCGTCATTCAGGTGATGATCACGGGTGATTCCCGTGACTTGCAGCAGGCAACGCACAAGGGTGCGTCCGCGTTCGGCATCCTTGGTGGCGCTGCTCTCGCGGCTGCGAAGGTTGTCACATCGGCCGCTGGTGCTATCGCCGGTTTCTCTATCCGCGAGTTCGCCAAGTTTGATGAGGCGATGGTCAACTCGACGGCCATCATGGGCGACCTGTCCGAGCAGATGGAGACGCGGCTGTCGGATGCGGCCCGTGAGGTTGCGAAGACGACGACGTTCTCCGCTCAGCAGGCTGCCGAGTCGTTCTACTTCCTCGCGTCCGCAGGTCTGGATGCTGAGGAGTCGCTGGCCGCTCTGCCGAAGGTTGCCGAGTTCGCACAGGCCGGAAACTTTGACATGGCCCGTGCCACCGACCTGCTCACGGATGCGCAGTCTGCTCTCGGCCTGAAGTCTGAGGACACTGCGGAGAGCATGGAGAACATGGTCCGCGTGTCGGACGTGCTCGTCCGGGCCACGACCCTTGCGAACGCAAGCACCGAACAGTTCTCTGAGGCGCTGACAAACAAGGCCGGTGCTGCCCTCAACGTTCTCGGGAAGGACATCGAGGAGGGCGCTGCGGTCCTCGCGTTCTTCGCCGATCAAGGTCTGAAGGGCGCATCCGCAGGTGAGGCGCTGAACATCGTCCTCCGAGACGTGACCCGTGCTGCCGGAAGGAATCAGGACGAGTTCAACAAGCTCGGTCTGCAAGTGTTGGATTCGGAGGGGAACCTCCGCAACATGGCGGACGTGACCGAGGAGTTCACCCGCGTCCTCGGGCCGATGTCTGACGCGCAGCGTGCGGTCACGATGGATCAGTTGGGCCTGACCCGGTCGGTCGGCAACAACATTCGTCTCCTCCTCGGCGGCGCAGACGCAATCCGGGGGTACGAGGAGGCGCTGTATGGGGCGTCGGGGGCGACGGAGGAGGTCGCTGAGAAGCAGTTGCAGTCGTTCAACGCGCAGCTTGGCCTGCTGACCTCCGGCCTCGCCGACATCGGCATCACCATCGGTGAGGCGCTGTCAGCCCCCCTCGGCCGGTTCGTCGCATGGTTCCGCGAACAGCTCCCCGCTATTGAAGCGTTCGTTCAGGGCGCTATCCCGCAGGTTGAGGCGTTCGTGAACCGCTCTGTCGCCAAGTTCGACGAGTTCAAGCAGTATTTCAACGAGAACCTTCGTGAGCCGCTCAACGAGTTCAAGACGACGCTGCTTGGTATCCGTGACGTGGGCAGGGCAGAGTTTGACGACCTGCTGGAGCGGTTCCGCAGTTTCGCCCCCGACTTCCGTGCGGCGCTTGACGACGGCGACGCGGAGGAGGCAGGACGGCTCCTCGGCCAGTTCATCGCCAACACGTTCCGCAGCGCGTTCGAGACGGCCGGAGACATCACCAAGCCACTGGCCGACTGGGCGAAGTCGCAGGACTGGGCGCAAATCGGTCTGACAATCGGATCGTTCGCTATTGACTTCATCGTCGGGTTTGTTCGCGGCCTGTTCTCCGACCCTGCCGCAGCACGCGACGCGATTGACCAAGGCACCAAGAGCATCACGCAGATGTTCAGGGAAGACTTCGTCGGCGGCATCTTCGCCACCCTGCTTCTGACCCGCGTGCCGATTATCGGCCCAATCGTGAAGGCTCTTATCCGGCCGTTCACCCTCATCTTCCGCCGGGTTGGCTCGTTCACGCTGCGAACCATCCTTCCGTCTCTTGGGATGATGATTCTTCGGGGTATCGGCTCCGTGTTTGCCATGATTGGACGTGGGCTCCTCGCGGGCGCGGGCGCAATCCTCTCCGGCCTCGCAACCGCGTTCAAGGTCGCCATCGCCAACATCGGGGCGCTCCTCCGCCCGACATGGCAGCTCCTCCTCATCACCGTCCGTGGCGCGTTCCGACGCTGGGCGTTCCAGTTCGCGGGGGTCGCCGGAGCAACGATCCGAACGGCCATCGTGGCGCTACTGAAGGTCGGCGTGAAAGCGCTGGCGAAGGTCGTCGCCGGGTTCGTGGCGGCCATCTTCGGCTGGCCCGCCCTCATCATCGCAGCGGTCGTCGCCGCCCTGACCGTGTTCATCGTCCGGTTCCGCAACTGGTTCAACGAGCAGGACCGCGAGTTTGAGCACATCGGGGAAGCACTAGTCGAGTTCGTCTTCCAAGGAATCCGCAAGTTTGACACTTGGTTCAAGGACAACGTTGTCAAGTGGTTCAACGACCGTTTCATGGAGTTTGCCCGCTGGTTCGCCGGAAAGGTTGACACCTTCCGGGCATGGGGCAAGTCCATCGTTGACGGAATGGTCGAAGGCATCAAGAAGTCGGCGGACGACCTGAAGAACCAGCTCGTCAACGCGGCTCGGAACGCTTGGGAAGCGACCAAGAGGTTCCTCGGCATCTCCTCCCCGTCCAAGCTGTTCGAGGGCATCGGGCAGAACATGATGGAGGGAATGGCCCGAGGCGTCACCGAATCCGCCGGAATCATCCAAGCATCCGTAGGGGTCAACTCTGCTATGGCTGCGAACGAGGCCCGCAGGTTTGCTGAGATGGCCGCACAGCAGCGTGCAATGCGCGAACGGCAGGCCACCCCCGCCCCCACCAACGTCAACGTCACCGTCACCTCAGCGGACCCTGAGCAGGTTGTCGAAGCACTCCGCCGGTACACCCGACGCAACGGCCCCCTCGGCGGCTACGTCCGACTCGGAGCCGGAGAGTTCGTATGACCGTCGTCCGCGTCGAATACGGCAAAGCCGTCCTGTTCGAGCTTGACTCCGCCGAGTTCGGCGTCCTCGACCAGAACCTTCTAGGCGTCGGAGAAGTCCCCGTAGACGTGTCCGACCGGGTCGTCTCCCTATCCGTCTCCAGAGGCCGTCAGGACGCCCTAGAGCCGATTAGGGCCGGGAAGGCATCCGTCACCCTCCGCAACCTTGACGGCGAACTGGACCCCCTCAACACCGCCTCCGCCCTGTATCCCGGCGTGGAACCCGCCCGGTCCCTCAACATCTGGGCAGACGACGTACAGGTGTTCTCTGGGATCGTGGACGACATCGACCTTGCGTTCAACCCGTCCGGCGACGCTTCCGTAGAAGTGCAGGCGTCCGACGCCTTCTCCCGCCTAGCTCTCGCAGAGTTCCCCCCAGCAGGGCTCACCGTAGGCGAGGAAGACTCCGGCCAGCGCGTAACAGACGTGATCGCCTCCAACAGCGACTTTTGGGATGCGGGAACAGACATTGCCACCGGAGACTCCACCCTCGCCGCAGGAACCGCAACAGGCAACGTCGTGCAGTATCTGAACACGGTGGCCCGGTCGGAAGGTGGCGTGCTGTTCG